TTTTTAATTAAATGCAAAAAGTTGTTTACAAGATGGAAATAATTGATACCCTCGGTAATTACCGCGCCCGGTCAGCTACACGTTATAATTACATATATATTACAGTGTAATTACACGTAATGCTGCATAAGGAGATTCCATACGATGTAACCTGGCTTGAGTCGCTGTTTCTCGAGGCCGCAGCAACAGAGCGCAGACTGCCGCCGGCAATCATCAAACGGAAACTTGCCAGCTGGCCCGAGTACGAACAATCCTGGCACGCATACAATGCAGCTGCTTTCTCACCAAAACCATTAAAAGCATCACCAAAAGATATTGATAATTATTTTCTGGCGCTCGATATCTCTCTCGCCTATTGCAGCACAGAGCAGCGCCGGTTGATATGGGCCGTTAATTATTCAGCGGTGCTGCGTAATGGATACATCCGAGAACGTGGGCCAGCCTGGGAAAAGCTTAGTAAAGTAAGTAAGGATCGTATCTCACCAAAGCGCGTCAAAGCAAATTACCTGGATGCAATTGTTAAGCTTGCGTATCGCATGAAGATGCAACCAGAAAGATTGACGCAAAAAGTCATTACAAAGTGATTGCACGAAAGCACGAAATATAGTACGCTTCCAGCTATAATTGCCAAGATCTTGCGATTAAGCTGCTTATATAGTGTCATTATACTGCCCAGACCATAGATCGCGGTGATTATTTTTTCATATCATTTTCTGATATTTTGCCAGGTGTAAGCCGCTCCACCGGTTTACACCTGGTCAATAGGTAGGATCAATGTCACGGCTAATGAACATAGAATTAATGGAGAAGATCTGCGATCACTTGCTCAGCGGCAAGTCAATGCGCGAGATAGCAAAGATCGATGGATTTCCAAGCGATGATACAGTGTATCGATACATTCAGAAGAATGACGACGCACATGAGATGTATACAAAAGCAAAAGCTATCCAGGGAGAGCGCATCCAGGAAGAGATCGACGAAGTGCTTAACAAACCTTTACCGGTGGATCCAAAGCACATGATGGCAGAGGTACAGATGCGACGGCTAAAGGTAGATACATTGCAGAAGAGGCACACGCAGCTGCAACCGAAAGGCATAAGAAATAAGGCAGAAGATATGGCAGCACCAGGCATGAGCGGTACGATTACGTTGTCCTGGGAGAAAGGCGATGTTGACATCAAAGCTGGGTGATTTCCGTTGTGCATTACTGACAATGCGTTCAATCGCACGCGCGAGTCCAGGGCGATTGCATTGTTTTGCGACCGATCTGCGACCAGGCAGCGTCATCGTAGTTATTTTATTGCAAAGCGTGGGGGATGGTGGCTGTTACGCTGCATATTTGCACATATACCGGCTGACCCTACCCCCGGCGACCGCACCGCGCGCTGTATATACATATATAACCCAATCCGGACAAACACATTCACAATGAGGACACCATGGGTAAACGCAGTGAATTTGACCGGATACCGAGAGATTTTTATCCGACACCTCCGTCAGCTATCAAACCATTGCTGCCGTACCTACATAATGCCGATGTAAAGCTGTTTTGTGAGCCGTGTGCTGGCGATGGACAGTTAATTGATATGTTAGAGCTTGCCGGCCTTATGTGCTGCTACAAGAGCGATATAGAGCCGCGTAGATCCGACATCGTGCAGCATGATGCGCTTGAGTTAGACGAGATGAAGATATTAGAGGCTGACGCGATAATTACGAACCCTCCTTGGCGACGTGATTTACTCCATCCGATGATCGAGTATTTTATGTCGCTAAAACCCACATGGCTGATTTTTGATGCGGATTGGATGCACACTAAGCAAGCGAGAGAGTTAATAACCTATTGCCGGTTGATAGTATCTGTGGGTCGTGTCAAGTGGATCCCGGATAGCAAGCATACCGGTAAAGACAATGTGTGCTGGTATTTATTCACCAAGTACATGCAGACAAAGCAAACAGAATTTATAGGCCGTCAATGAAAACTGTAGTTTTTATCCTGGTTATATTAAAGGGATCGGAAGTGATGGAAGAGGCCGAGATCGGCAGCTATCAAGATTGCAGCTGGCATATGTCCTTAATAAATAAGCAAGGTGATGGCAATCCCTACAGTGCGTATTGCAAGCCTAAATTAAAGACGATTGTTGATCGCAATGGATAACGTAAACAGACCGCCGCATTACACCGATGGTGAGATAGAGTGTATAGATGCGCTGCGCTCTATGCTGGGCGACAGCTTTGGTGCGTTTTGCCAGGGAACGATCGTGCAGTATCTATGGCGCTATAAGCATAAGAATGGTGTCGAGGATCTCCGTAAAGCGGAGTGGTATTTAAACGCATTACTTAAATTTGAGGAGGACAAACATGCCTGGAGGTTACGGAAAATCCAAGAGTGCAATGCCGATGAAGAAGAAATCAATCTTAACGGCTGGACAAAAGACGCTTCCTAAAGATCTACAAAAGAAGATCGTAGCGTCGAAGATGAAGAAAAAAGCATAGACGACACGCTATTTCAGAAAAACGCGAGGTTCTTTGACAAGAACCAAGAACGAAAACGGCTGCATAGAGATTTTATGCTGCGGCAGCTGCGGCGAGAGTTAAGACATGGAAATAAAAATCCCATACGCACCGCGCACAGTGCAGCAAGAACTACACGATCAGCTGGACAAACATCGATGGGCGGTAGTGGTGATGCACCGGAGAGCCGGCAAAACAGTGATGGCGATTAACCATTTACTGCGCGAGGCTATCTTATGCGATAAACCAAACCCGAGATATGCGTATATAGCACCGACGTATCGCCAGGCTAAACAAGTTGCCTGGGATTATCTAAAACAGTTTGCGGTCAATATACCAATGGCGCGTTTTCACGAAACAGAACTGCGCTGCGATCTGCCTAATGGTGCAAGAATACAGCTGCTTGGATCTGAAAATCCGGCTAGCTTGCGTGGAATATATCTTGATATGGCTTGCCTGGACGAAATGGCGGATATGCCGGAGAACTTGTTCCCGGAAGTTATACGACCAGCCTTATCGGATCGTGAGGGCAAAGCATTATTTATTGGTACACCAAGAGGACACAATGCCTTTTTCGAACTATACGAGGCGGCCACCGCATCTAAGGATTGGTTCGCTGCAACGTACCCAGCGAGTAAAACCGGGATATTACCAGATACCGAACTGGAGTCGGCGCGGATTGGTATGTCAGAGGATCAGTATAACCAGGAGTATGAATGTTCCTGGGTCGCTAACGTACCCGGATCGATCTTTGGAAAAGAGCTACAAAAAGCGTTCCAGGATGGCCGCATATCAAAAGTACCTTATGATTCCAGTGTCCGTGTGGACACGTTTTGGGATCTGGGCGTGGGCGATAGCACAGCGATTTGGTTTGTCCAGGTCGTAGGCCGGGCCGTACATTTTATAGATTACTACGAGGCAAGAGGTGAGGGATTACCCCACTATGCGCGAGTGCTGCAAGAGCGTGAGTATCTTTATGATAGCCACTATGCGCCGCACGATATTGAAGTTAGAGAGTTAGGATCCGGCAAAAGCAGACGTGAGATAGCCTGGGATCTTGGAATAAATTTTCGTGTTGTACCAAAACTGCCTATTGATGATGGGATACACGCAGCGCAGCTGCTTATCGAGCGCGCCTGGTTTGACCGGGATAACTGCAAACACGGCCTTGAGGCATTACGACAATATCATCGTGTGTATAACGAGCGCACACGATCCTTTTCTACAACGATAAAACACGACTGGTCATCGCATAGCGCGGATGCTTTTCGCTATAGCGCTATAGGATTGCGTGAAAATAAACGGCAATTTGCGCCAATGCAGCAAACAGCAATGAATGATTACCGCGTTTTCTAGGAGATATCATGGGATTTTTTACTGATTTTTTAAATGCTATCAGCAATGTAGCGCAAGGTCGAGGGACAGACTTTGGCCGCAATACCGGCGCAGCGATAGACAGTTTTCAAAAAAGTGTAAGTTTCAGTGAGCCAACAAGATTGGATAGGTTTTTGGCTGGCCCAGGACAAAGCATAGATATGAGCGAAGCTGGTCGTGAAAAAAGATTTCAAGAAAATGTTGCAGCAAATGAAAGAGCTATGGCAGCAATGGCTGATATGCGTGATCCCGAGGGTAGACGCACTGATCCTAATACCGGGCGAACAGTTAGAGAAGAGCGCGGATTTGAGGAAAAAAGCACACGATCAACAATGACAAGCGGCGGCGGTAGCGGCGGCGGATCTGCAACAACAAGCGGCACAACAACAGAATTAAAACCACCGGTAGCACCAGCAACTGTTGCCGAGGATCCAGCGTCATCCGGTGAATTAGAAGATGAGGCAATGGCCACCGGCAAAAAAGGCCGTAAGGGAACAATCTTAACGTCAGCACAAGGTTTATTAACAGATGCACCGACACGCGATCGTCGTCGATTGAAAGGCTTGATAAATTGAGAATTAAGAGAACTAAGAATATTGCTGGCATGATGGGCCGTTTGTCACCACAAGGCAAAACCGGCATTTCAATGGCAATGGATATCGATCCTATGGAGCGTATGCAACAGCGGTTTGAGGGTCGAACAAAAGGCGGCAATCCTAGAAAGATGAAACGCAAAACACTTATGACCGGAGGGTACTAATGGCTGCAAAAAAGGGTTTATATTACAACATCAACAGACGCAAGAAAGCTGGTATATCCAGGCCAAAAAGCGAGTCTACCATAACAGCAAAAGCCTATAAAAATATGCAAGCTGGTTTTCCGGATAGCAAGAAAAACAAGAAAAAAGCCTAATGGTCGCCAAAAAATACCAGAATCCAAAAGGCGGATTGAACGAGGCTGGTCGAAAATTTTTTAAACGCACTGAGGGCAGCAATCTTAAAAGACCGCAGAAATCGGGAACAAGTGGTCGCCGCGTCAGTTTTGCCGCCAGATTTGCTGGGATGCGCGGCAAAATGAAAGATGAAAAAGGCCGTCCGACGCGCAAGGCACTTGCGTTAAAAGCCTGGGGATTTGGCAGTGTTGAGGCTGCACGAAACTTTGCCAAGCGAAATAAAAAGAGTTAGATATGGAACCATCGAAGTTAGTACAAATGCTGCACAAACGCTATGAAACACTAGCGACACAGCGCAGCAACATCGAGAATAGATGGCAAGAGGTTGCTGATTTTTTCTTACCCAGGAAAGCCGATATCATCAACAAACGCACACCGGGCGAGAGAAAAGATCAAAGAATATTCGACTCCACGGCGCAACATGCGGTCGAATTGCTAGCGGCGAACTTACACGGCACATTGACGAGTCCTAGTGTGCCGTGGTTTTCTATGCGCTATAGAAACAGAGAGTTCCAGGCAATTGATGCGTTGAACGAATGGCTAGAGAGATGCACAGAAATAATGTACCAGGAGTTAGAGCGATCGAACTTTCAGCAAGAAATACACGAATTATATTATGATTTAGTTGTTTTTGGAACCGCAGCGCTGGCGATCGAGAAAGAAATGGGCCAGGATATCCGGTTTTCTACCCGGCATATAGCGGAGATCTACATTGCCGAAAACCATGAGGGCCGTGTTGATACTGTCTATCGTAAGTATGAGCTCACCGCCAGGCAAGCTGAGCAAAAGTTTGGCAAAGAAAACCTATCGGAGAAAATACGTAAGTCGCTCGAGAACGATCCGTTAGAAAAACACGCTATAATTAACGCTATTTATCCACGGCAAGATGCTGGAGGATTAGCAAAAGCAGCAAAAGACAAGCCGTTTGCGTCTATTCACTATTGTTTCGACAGCAAAACACTGATGCAAGAAAGTGGTTTTGATAGTATGCCTATCGCCACACCCAGGTTTACTAAAGATAGTTCGAGTGTGTATGGCCATTCACCGGCGCATACAAGCCTTGCTGACACGATGATGGTGTCGAAAATGGCCGAGATTGGTATTCGCGCAGCGCAAAAGCAGCTGGATCCGCCGCTTATGGTTCCGGATGATGGCTATGTTTTGCCGGTACGAACATCACCGGGCGCGTTAAATTTTTATAGATCGGGATCAAGAGATCGTATTGAGCCGCTAAAAACAGACGCAAATAATCTGTTGCAGCTTAACCAGGAGGAGCGGCGGCAAGATCAGATTCGCCGTATCTTCTATGTCGATCAGCTGTTAGCGTCAACCGATAGAACAATGACGGCAACACAAACGCTGCAAATGCAAGAAGAGCGACTACGATTGCTGGGGCCGGTTCTTGGTCGATTGCAATCCGAATTACTCAAGCCTCTTATCGATAGGACGTTTGAATTGCTGCTTACCCAGGGCGTTTTACCGCCAGCACCGGAAGAACTGCAAGGACAAGATATAGATATCGAGTACGTATCACCGCTGGCAAAGGCACAAAAGATAGGCGACCTACAAAATCTAGTGCGCGGAATCGAACTTATGACCGGGTTAGCCGAGGCTATACCAGGCATAACAGACTATCTCGATAACGATGGGTTAGTAAAATACATCATCAATGTGACCGGTTTGCCGGCGCAAGTCATTTTATCCGATCAGCAAGTGGCCCAGATGCGCCAGCAACAGCAAGAGGCAGCGGCAGCGCAGCAAGAAGCGCAGCAAGAAATGGATAACTCTGAGCAAGCGCGTAACGTAGCGCCGCTCGTACAAGCGCTGCAAGGCCAGGCTGAATGATGGAGATAGAGGATTTACAACGTATATATCGCGCCGTGTTTACGACAGATGATGGCGCAACAGTATTAGACGATCTTAAAAAAAGATTTGGTCTATACAAGAGTACGCATGTTCCGGGCGATCCCCATGAAAGTGCGTTCTATGAGGGGCAGCGCAATGCGATGCTCATAATTTTACGAATGTTAGAAGAAAGAAAGGATCTTAACAGTGAATGAAACAGCAGAGGTAATTGAGGACACTCAATCTCAAGAAACAGTAGCACAAGAAACACCAGTCGCCTTTGCCGATACATTGGGCGAGGAGTTCAAAGGCAACCCTATATTTGCAAATTTCCAGGATGTTAACGGCCTGGCAAAGTCGTACATGCATGCGCAGCGCATGATCGGCGCTGACAAAATAGCCATACCAGGCAAACATGCCACCGATGACGAGCGGCTCGAAGTCTATCGTAAGCTAGGATCACCGGCGGATGTATCCGGATATGAAATAAGTTTTCCGGATTTATTTACAGATGAAGAACAAAGCGCATTTAAGGAAACAGCTTTAGTCAATGGTTTGAGTAGTAGCCAGGCAAGCAAGGTTGTTGATTTTCTTAATGACACATTTACACAAGCGCAATCACAAAACGAGTATGCTGCACAGCAAATTGTAAACGAAAATCGTGCAGAACTCGAGCAAGAGTGGGGCAACGCAATGCCGCAAAAGCTTGAAAGAGCAAGATCAGCGGTAGTTAGTTTGTTAGGCAGCGATGATATTATGGATAATATCGAGCTTGCCGACGGAACATACTTAGGCGATAACCCACAGATTATAAGAATGTTTGCCGCTTTAGCTGACCAGATAAGCGAAGATGCCCTGGGCGGCCCTACAAGCGAGCAGATCAGTACACCGGCAGAACTTGAGAAAGAAAAACGCGAGTTGATGGTTGCCGGTTCACCTTATTGGAGTAGTCAACATCCAGAGCATGAAACCTACGTACAGCGTGTTCTGCAACTAAACGAGCAGCTATATCCAGAGCCGGAGGGGTAATCTTAGGATCTTTCCAGGTTAAACTATCTATTTGGGCCTTATTTATAAGACAACCCAGCTTCAATTTTAACTTAAATTAACGGAGGTACTTATTATGAGTACACAAATCACTACGGCTTTCGTTAATCAGTTTTCGCAAAACATACAGTTATTATCGCAGCAAATGGGTTCATTGATGCGAAACACTGTACGACAGGAAACTGTGACCGGCGAAAAAGCCTTTTTCGAGCAGATTGGTAGTGCAGTGGCGCAAAAGAGAGCCAGCCGCCATGCTTCAACTCCCATTATGGATACCCCACACGCCCGTTAACTTTCAGCGGCTTAATGTAGAAATACATTTCGAAAAACTCTGTGAACTCAGAAAAAGTCTTACTAAGATAATTCTGAGCCAAGCCTAGAAATAGGAAGGTGCAACGACTATTCCGAGAGGAAGTAGGATCAAGTGATCCGAAGCGCAGAGCATCCAACAAGGATGATGATATAGTCTGATCTATATGGTGACATATAGCAGCCGAAAGGCGGTTTTGTTTTAACGAAACAAAGCGAACACAAATGAGAATGGTTACTATGAGCGATTATGAATACGCTGATCTGGTTGATGACCAGGACAAAATTCGTATGCTTATTAGTCCGGAATCAACATACGGCAAGGCAGCAGCGGCAGCTATCGGCAGAGCAATGGATGATGAAATCATCGGTGCTTTAGGCGGTACAGCTAAAACTGGTGTGTCCGGTGGAACTAGCACAGCATTGCCTAGTAGTCAGAAAATCGCGCATGGTAGTGCCGGTTTGACAATCGCTAAGCTAATTAGTGCTAAAAAAATTATGGATCAAAACAGTGTTGATCCCTCAATCGAGAGATATATTGTTGTATCTCCCGAGCAGATCGAGGATCTACTCAACACAACATCCGTAACTAGCGCAGACTTTAACAGTGTAAAAGCGCTGGTAAATGGAACTGTTGATTCATTTATGGGATTTAAATTCATTACATCCAATCGTTTAAAAGACGATGGCACATCACGACTATGCTATGCGTATGCGCGTGAGGGTGTAGTAATGGCTCTTGGTAAGGACGTGACGGCGAAGATCGATCCTCGACCAGACAAATCCTATTCAACACAAATTTACTACTGTTCAACTTTTGGTGCGTCCAGGATGCAAGAAGAGATGGTAGTTGAATTAGCTTGTAACGAATAAGGGGGGCTAGATCATGGCGAATAAAAATTCAACTTTAGTTAGTAACTTTGAGGCTGATCCCCAGGTTATGAATCATGCACGACAGCATCACGGAATCAAGAGAGTTATACAGGGTTCTGTAGCTCTTGCTGCCGGCGATCTGAGTGCTAGTGATACTGTAATGCTTGCGCCAATTCCGACAAACGCAAGTGTTATCAGCATTAAACTATTCAATGACGACCTGGATAGTGGTTCTACCAATACTTGCGACGTGGGATTATATTCTGCGGATGGTAACGTAACAGCGGTCGATGATGACGCATATGCAAGCGCTATCACCGATCTACGTGCTGCGGTTACTACTGGTACTGAGGTAGCTTTTGAGGCGAGAAACATCAATACAATGGGTCAGAGAGTTTGGGAAGATGCCGGGCAATCAAGCGATCCAGGCGGATACTACAATATCGGTCTGACGTTCGATGCAGCTGGTGACACTGCCGGCGATCTCTCCTTTATGATTGAGTACGTCGTAACCTAAATTTAACCAGGGGTGATCTATGTCGAGTGTAGTAGAAATAGCTAATAATGCGCTTAATGCGATTGGAGCGACCAATATAACAGCGCTGGATGAAAACTCCAAAGCAGCGCGCGTAATTAGTCAAGTCTATACAAACGTCCGAAATGAAACATTTCGAGCTCATCCCTGGAACTGTTTAATTAAGAGGGCCGATCTTGCCAAAGACACGACCGGCCCGACTTACGGATATAGTAATGCGTATACGTTGCCGACCGATCCTTTTTGCTTGCGTGTTCTTGAGTTTAGCAATGGTACGTCAACATATCCTTTTGATAATCTTACAAACAATACCGGCGGCAGCGTCTTTGTTATCGAGGGCCGAAAGCTGCTAACAGACGAAGATACAGCAAAAATTAAGTTTGTTGCGCGTATAGAAGATCCAAACGAGTATGATGCTGGATTAGTAGGCACATTATCAGCTAGGCTTGCTTATTCTATAGCCTATGCTTTGACCGGATCCACAACAGTAGTGCAGCTGCAAAAAGTATTGTATGACGAGCGATTGCGTGAGGCACGATTTATCGATGCAACAGAGGGAGCGCCACAACGTATTGAGGCAAGTGATCTTATTGAATCGAGGTTATAATGGCACGATCTGCGCCAGCTATACAATCCTTTACGGCTGGAGAGTTATCTCCCAGGCTAGAGGGCAGAGTAAATATAGATAAGTATAGAGAGGGATTATCAGAACTTACTAACATGGTATCCATGCCGCATGGCGGTGTTGCGCGGCGACCAGGCACAGAGTTTCTAGGCGAGGTAAAATCAAGCAGCGTAAAGACACGACTAATACCTTTTCAGTTTAAGACAAGCGATACGTATATTCTCGAGTTTGGTGAACAGATTATGCGTGTGTTTCGCAACGGCTTGCAAGTTTTGTCTGCAACCACAAAGACAATAAGCGCAATAACGCAAGCAAATCCAGGTGTTATAACATCAAATTCGCATGGATACAGCAACGGCGATGAGGTGTTTATCGACTCTATCGTTGGGATGACAGAGCTAAATACACGTAATTATAAGGTTGCTAACGTCACAACAAACACATTTACGCTAACCGATCTATTTGGTAACGCGATCAATACAACAAGTTTTACAGCATATGCTAGCGCCGGTAACATCAACGAGATATTTGAGGTAGCGACTCCCTATGGCGAGGATGATCTACCGAGGCTGCGTTTTGCACAAAGCGCAGATTTAATGTATATCGTGCATCCTAGTTATGCGATACGAACTTTAACCAGAACAGCACACACAACATGGACGTTTGCAACACCATCAATTACCGGTTCGCCTAGTCCTAACCTTAATAATTCTAGCGATAACTTTCCAAGCGTAGTTACGTTTTTTGAGCAGCGTCTTGTTTTTGCTAATACAAACAATAATCCGCAGACAATATGGTTTTCTAAAACAGCGGATTTCAATAATTTTACTGCTGGCAGCAATGCTGATGATGCGTTGATATATACGATCGCCAGCAACCAGGTAAACGCAATACGATTTATGACGGCGACGCGCGTGCTTACTGTAGGTACGTCGGGCGGCGAATATGTCGTCAGTACAACGAATGATGGGCCGATAACACCGACAACAACACTTATTCGTAAGTACAGTAATTATGGTTCAGCAAACGCGGATCCTATACAAGTTGCAGACGTTACTTTGTTTTTGCAACGCGGCAACAGAAAGGTACGTGAGTTTCGATTTGTAGGGGATGTTGATACCAGCGGCTATACGGCCCCGGATATGACTATTCTTGCGGAGCACATTACTGAGGGCGGCATCACAGAGTTTGCCTATCAGCAAGAGCCGGACAGTGTGGTGTGGGCCTTGCGATCGGATGGTGTTTTGCTAGGTCTAACATATCGCCGGGAAGAACAAGTTGTTGCCTGGCATAAGCACACAATAGGTGGTGTATTTAGTTCCGGTGATGCAGTAGTCGAGAGCATAGCGACATTGCCTACAGATACTGGTGAGGATGAGTTATACATGATAGTTAAAAGAACTATCAACTCACAAACAAAGCGCTATGTTGAGCGATTGAAGTTATTTGATTTTGGAACGTCGGCAACGTCTGCATTTTTTGTTGATAGCGGTCTTACGTACAGCGGCAGCGCTGTAACATCACTAGGGGCATTGCATCACTTAGAGGGCGAAACAGTCAGCATCCTTGGTAATGGTGGATCGCATGCCGATAAAACAGTTAGCAGCGGTACTATTAGTTTAGATGTATCCGCAACAACGGCAGCAGTAGGATTAGGGTACACGTCCAATTTACAGACACTAAGATTAGAAAGCGGATCCGTCGATGGTACTAGCCAGGGCAAGCCAAAACGTATTCATCACATAACGCTGCGTTTGTTTCGCACTGTTGGTATTGAGGTCGGTTCGTCCTCGAGTGACGCGGATCGTGTGCCTTTTCGTGATAGCAGCATGGCTATGGATCAAGCGGTTAGTTTGTTTACCGGTGATAAGGATATTGAGTTTGCCGGTGGTTTTGAGGAGGACGATCGCATATTTGTTCGGCAAAACCAGCCGCTGCCTCTCACTGTCCTGGCATTATATGCGCGTATGAACACTTTTGATGTATAGGTAAAACATTGGATTTCTTAACAGTATTTAATTTAATAGCTGCCGGATCAACAATTCTGGGCGGCATCAACGATAAAAATGCAGCGGATAATGCTGCGGCAGCGGCACAACAAGCGTCAAACTTTAACGCTAATATTATCGAGCGTGATATTGATTTGCTGGAAAAACAGCGTCAATTTGTAAACGCAAACTTTGGTGTAAGCAACGATCGTAAAAAGCAAAGCTTCAAGGCAGTCCAGGGCGAAGTAAAAGCAAACTATGCTTATGGTGGCATCGATATATCGGAGGGAACACCAATATCGGTTCTTAGAAAAAATGCTAGGGAAATGAAATTCGAACTGGATACCGATAAGTTTAACAACGACGTGACAAACATGCAGATTGATGACGCGCAAGAAAATGCCAAGTTAAACGCACAGCTTGCACGTATGGAGGGCGGATCAGCTGCCGCAAGTTTACGCGCGCAAGGCACTGCAAGTCTTATTAAGAGTTTTGGATCTGCGGCACGAACACTAGCATCATAGGTGATAAATGCGAATACCATTATACACCGCGCAATCCAGAGCAACTAGCGAGGCTCCTGGACGATCAATAACTGCGCGTAAAAACGTACAGCTTGCCGCCCAAACAGAGTTGGCAAAAGCTAGTCCATTCAGTGCGTTTGCTGATGAAGTGGGAGAGTACGCAAAAGAGCGTTATAAAACAGTACGAAACAATCTGCTTGCCGAGGCTGATATTGCAGCGGAAGAGGCATTATTCAAGTTGCGTAATGATTTAGAAAAAACACGCGACTACAACAATATTTTAGATGGTGACAATCCTCGATGGATGAGTGGATCTAATGCAGTAAAGGAAGAGATACGAAAAAAAGTTGGCAAAGACGAATATAGCCAAAACTATTTTAATACACGATTTAGCCAACTAGAGCTAAAGCATAGATTTCAGCTTAGAAACCAAGTTGATCGTCAGATACAAATAGCAAGTGCTAACAACTACAGCAACAAACTTGTCCAGGGAGAACGGCAGCTAAGCGATCCTAGTCTTGATGCCTTAGATCGCGCTCGGATTATTGGCGATATAAAAGTATTTACTAACGGATATATTTCACAAACTGGTGCTAGTAAAGCAAAGGTCAACGAAACAATAAAAGCAATGGAGCTAGGCGCTGCACGTAATGCTTTGACCAAGTTTATTGCAGATCAGCGCGGATCCGAGATCACAACCCTTACAGCCATTCGTAACGCTATTCGTGACGGCAGAAAAGGAGAGTTACTCGATACAAATCCAATCACCGGAGAGGGCGACTCCCTGGCTGGACGCGGTTTAGATGGTGCAGAAGAATTGTATAAACGTCTAACGCAGCTAGATGACGATGAGTTAGCCAGTGTATTGAAAACGTCAGCGTCTGATATTGCGTCGATATACGGCCCAGGGTTTGAGGAAAGAGCAAAAAAGTCACGGCAAACTAGCCTTAAAAATGCGCTTACATCACAAACAAATGATTTACTTGCACAAATGGAACTAGAGGGTAAAGCCGATAGCCAAGCTGTGAGTAATATTTTAGCAAGTATGGACGATGTGATTGCAAAAGATCCAAGTGTTTCGGAGTCATTTAAGAATAAGAGAAACGAATTACAGCTAGTTAGCACAGTTGCAGCTACTGTAAGAACAGCTGACATTGATGATTTAAGCAGAGTTATAAACGATATAAAAAAAGGTACACAAAATTTTGGTGGTGCTGGTCTCGATACTGCAGCAGAACAAGCAGCTTATAAATATTTAACGAATAGACGCAACATCATGGAAAAAGCACTTGAAGATGACGCACTACAATGGGGCAGAGAAAACGGAATAATAGATGAACCAGTTCCAACCTTATTTGATGCCGACGGAAATTTTGATCCAAATTTAGTTGCATTAAGAAACATAAACGCACGTACTGTTGCGACACATTATAATCTAGCAGAAGAACAATTTCTAACCAAAATAGAAGTTGATGAATTTGCAAAATTTATCAAAAGGAAAGATCTTAATCCGAATACAAAGCTGGCTTTCGTTGCTAGGTTTCAAAAAGCCTGGGGCGGTGAGGTCGCAAAAGTATTTACACAAATGGGCGAAAAAGAGCAACATGAAATGGCTGCTCTGGGTTCATTAGTAAATGCTGGTCGTAACGAAGCAGCATTGGCAATTATGAAAGGTATGGAAGATTTTGACGCTGGATTAAAACTTTCAGCCGATACAAAAGAGTCTGATTTATACGAGGTTTTTACTGCCTTTATAACTGATGAAGAAGGGATGAATATTTTTGCAGATATGGATCCTAATGATTTAGACGCAATGTATACCCTAGCAAAAGCCCATTACAAGGGTCGAAATATTATGGAATACGACGAAGATTTATTTGTTGAATCTCTCAATGTAGTTGTTGGCGCAAATGGTGATCGTGGTGGTATTCAAGAGGTACGATCACATAAAACATTGCTGCCGCCAGAAATGACGGCTGATGAAGCTGAAAATTTTTTAGATAATTTAAGCACCGAAATAATTGCTTCCATGAACGCTTATGTCGGAGAAAACATTGATAATCCAAACAGGAAATTGTCTGCAGCATTGATAGCAGACATTAGACAACGCAACGACGACTATGTTCTTAAATCTTTTTCATCCGACGAATATTATATTTTTGATTTTTCAAGAAATGGCATAATTCGTTATCCGGATGATACACCAGTAATTTTAAATCTTTTTCAATTACAAAAAGAGTTTCCAAGAGCTTTTTCTGAAAAAGTAAAACGCAGCTTTTTTACCGGTAGAATTAAAGACAAAATCGAAACCTTAGATGATGTTAATCCATGAGTGCAATATTTCAAAAATATAGAAGTCGATCGTATCTTGACACTCTGACTGGTATCACGACTCCGCAATCTACACTGATGGAAAATATAAACGCAGCGGATATTAGTCAGAAAGCCACAGGAAATAGCAATTCAAGAGCGGTAATGCTGCAAGAGGCGTGGCAGCCATTTTTAGATGAGATGCAAATAAAATCTGGAGAACAGTTTCCTAATCCAGCCAGGCATTTAAACAAAGGCTTATTTAGTGGTGGGGCAACACACGGCACTAATACATTTAAATATCGGCATGAAGTCGAAAAGATAATTGATTTTGCAAAAAATAATACCGAAACTTTAGGTGTCGAGTTTGAGCAGCTTACACACGATTTTATTATGGATCGTGCAATTAAGATGGCGCAAAACAGAGCAGAACAAAATGAAGCAATCGCGGCACGATCAAATGATTGGAAAAAATACTTAGGGCAATTTGCTGGCGCGATGAAAGGATCCCTAGATGATCCAGTGATACAAGCCACAATAGGAACCGGCGCATTAATGACCGGATTGAGATCATTGTATGGATTGATGTTTCGTGAGGCCGTTATAGGCGGTGTTAGTGAAACACTGATACAAGCCGAGGTTCAAGATTGGTACAAAACTCTTGATTTACCCTACACCTGGGAAACTTTTGCGATGAACGTAGGATCAGCGACAGCATTATCTGCTGCGTTTCCTTTAGTATTTAGAGTTGGTGGTGAGACAGTAAAGCTTACCGCAAGCCAAGCAAAAAAAGGTTATGAAGCAATAAAAAAAGCGCATCAATCTGCCGGGCAAACATCAAGTGCAGCAGCGGACACGGCAGCGGAAATGATTGATGAAATTGAAAATACTGTTGCTAGAAATCCCTTAAATGATGTCGATGAGCATTTAAACAGAATGGATGCTGTTGATGAAGCAGTTGAGAATGGCATATTGCCTACTATTGATGATGAACCATCAAGCGGAGTGTCAAAGGCTGAGATACAAAAACAAGCAAATCCTGGCCAGGGTGCAGCAAACTTAGACGAAATAAACAAAGAAATACAACAAATAGAAGAGGCAAGAGATCTTTTTCAGAAACAATTTAAAGAAGAAGAAGAGGCGATAGCATTAGAATTAGATCAGTTAGGAAAAACTAGAGAGCTTACAAACGATGATTTTTTTGAAGCAGCGCAAAGAGTAGATGCACTTGAGTCCAAAAAAAACTTAGATGATGCAAAAGAAATACTTAAGGTTTTGAATGAACAAAAAAGCGATTTGGATGCACAGTTAGAGGCTCAACCCAACGTAAAGCCAAGAGCAAACATTAGCGATGTTGTCGCAAGATACGAGATTGATGAACTAAACGTAGACGCAAAAGCATTTCAATTTAAAGATGGTGGTGACGAGTTCGGTGTAACGGATAAATTAAAAGATATAAAAACCTGGAATCCTGGGAAAGCTGGCACTGTTTATGTATACGAGCAAGCGGATGGCAAACTCTTTATAGCTGATGGCCACCAGCGTTTAGGATTAGCAAAACGAATAAAAAAACAAAATCCAAAACAAGACATATTTCTACTTGGTCATATTTTGCGTGAAAAAGACGGCATAACAAGAGAAGAGGCGATGGCCACAGCTGCACTAAAAAATATAGGTGAGGGAACCGGTACTGTTCTTGATGCTGTTAAGGTGTTACGTGGTGATAAAAAGCGTTTTGATGAGTTGCCGCCGCGAATGGCGCTGGTGCGTATGGCACGAAACGTCGTAAATATTACAGATAACGAAGCTTATGGACTATTTGTTAACGGCCTAGTTTCGGAACAACAAGCAAGCGTAGTGGGCCGGATGATCCCAGACGATCCTACAATGCAGCGCGCTGCAATGAACGTAATAGCTAAGGTAAAGCCAGAAAATGAGGTGCAGACAGAGGCCGTAGTCAGGCAAGTTATGGAAAGCGGCACAGAAAAGGTCAACCAGGAAAGTTTGTTTGGCGATAAAATAGAAGAAGAAAGCTTATATTTTGAAAGAGCAAAGATTCTTGATAGCGCAATAAAAATATTGCAGCGTGATAAAAGCGCATTTAATACTATAGTACGTAACCAAACAAAGTTTGAGTCAGCTGGCAATAAGCTGGCAAGGAGCGCGAATGAGCAAAAAATCCAGAAAGACGCAGAGGCAATCGACCTTATCCAAACCCTTGCAAACCGAAGAGGACAACTCAGCGACGACCTCACAGCTGCCGCCAAAGTTGCCAAAAGAGACGGACAATTTGGATCGGCTACAGACGATTTTGTCCAATCTGTCCGAAGAGCAGTTGAACAGGGCGATTTTCTCCGGACGATCCCTAGCAATCCAGGACGCGCTATCAATGCTCCGCCGCCGAACGGCGCAGTACCGGCAAACGCAGCTGAACAAAGTTTAGAGTCTTTCGACATACCGGCTGGCCCAGGGGCCAATCAACAAATGAATCAGCTGGCAGCGGATATGTTTCAAGAGCCGCCGCCTAAAACACCGCGCGAGGCTTTTCAATCTGACGATGAATTACGCAATGATTTAGGCCGTGTTATTGAGGAAGGTGCTGATGAGGCCACAATAGACGCGCATCCAGCTGTAATTAAAGCAATTGAAGAAGCAAAAGCAATACCAGAAACAAGCGATCCAAAAGTAAATCCTGGTTATAACACGGAACCTTTTGAAAATAGTCGCATATTCAACACTCAAGAACTACAAAAGCTAGGCGTAGATATTGAAGATCAAATCGTAGGATACACTGATGCTATAGCTGCATTATATCGCGGCGCAAGAAATATGGCTTGGAAAGACGATGGATTAGATCTTCCACCAGGACAATATATCAATCAGCAGAAGCGCGCTGTAATTATGTTAGGGCCACCAGCTGCCGGTAAATCAACTTTAGCCAACCCAATAGCGCGAAAGATGAACGCAGCTATTATTGATAGTGACGTTGCAAAAAAACTATTGCCAGAATATCAAGGCGGCATAGGCGCAAACGCTGTTCATCGAGAAAGCAAAAACATCTCTGAAAGAGTTTTAGATTTAGCGCTAGAGTTTGGTGATAATATTATAATTCCTAAAGTTGGGGATGAAGAAGAGTCAATAGCAAAACTTATAAAAAAGTTACGAGATAAAGGGTATTCTGTTGATTTATTCGACATGTATGTTACTTATAGTGAGGCACGTAAAAGAATGTTTTTACGCTTTGTCAAAGAGGGTCGATTAATAAATCCTGATTATGTTCGCCAGGTTGGTGAAAATCCAGGGAAAACTTTCGACGCACTCAAAGCAAAAGGGGCAGCCGATGGCTACACGCGAATCGATAACAACGGAGAAATCGACGACGGAAAAATCCTCATCGAAGACTCAAACGAACTCGTCAAAGACACTGATATTCGATTACAACAAGGCCGAGAGGTTGGGGATAGAGGACGCGAACAACCCGAGGGCCAGGCAGCAAGTCTTAGACGCGATGAGGAAATTACAGATCAAGAACTAGACTATGAAGTTCCGGTCGATACTACTTTAGATGCTGAAGGAAATCTAACAGTAGTTAACCAAACAATGCGACAAATAAAAGAAGAGATCGATTATGAAGAAAAAATGATCGAGCGGATGGGGTATTGCGTCAAATGAGTACGTTTCGTAGCTGCATAAATGATGGTGTTAGAGAAGGATTGATTAGAGAACAAGATGCTAATGAAATTAATACAATGTTCGACCAGCTATCGGGTGAGTATCGAGGAAATATGGCAAATGCTTCAGCGGATGCTCGAGCCGCAGCCGACACTCTAGCAACAATCCGCCGGCAAAGAAGCGAAACACGCAGAAGAAAATTACTGCAAGCACGAAACTGGCGAAACATAGAAACTATTCTGGACACACATAAAACAGTATTTGGTCGCCAAGATCCAGCGGATGCTGCTAAAGCGTTACTTGGACATGTACGCGATCAAAGATTTTCGTCAGTGGAAAGTAGAACAGCAGCAGTACGGGGTCTTGCTCTCAAAAAAATGGACGATGTTCTTGCGTCATTCAAAAGAAATATATTTGGATCGACGCAGAACAAAGCGCAACAAAAAAATATGGTGCGTGAATTATTTGGTGAAAATACTGGTGATACGGCCGCTAGAGAAATGGCACAAGCTTTTTACGGCGCTAATGAAATGTTGCGTAAAAGATTTAATGCAGCTGGTGGTGCAATACAAAAATTAGTAAATTACGGCTTGCCACAAATTCACAGGGCAGAGGCAATAAGAAAAGTGTCTGTTGATGAGTGGACAGATTTTACCATGCGAGAGCTTGATATTGAGGGAATGATAGACGAGCAAACCGGCTTGCCATTCAACGAGGTAAGATTGAGAGAAGTTGTAAAGGAAATTTACGCAACAATAACACAAAACGGATTAAACAAAGTACAGCCAGGCGGAGTGCTGCAAGGCCGCGCTATGGCAAATAGGAGACAAGATCATAGATTTCTAAAATTTAAAAATGCAGATGCTTGGTTGAGGTATCAAGAACGATTTGGAAACGTAGATGCTTTTGATACTATGATTAGCCATATTTCATCTATGTCGCGTGATATTGCGATGATGGAAGTTCTTGGGCCTAATCCATTAACAACAATCAATGCTATTAAGACAGCATTAGATAAGCGTGTTATGGAAACTGGCAAAGGGCAAACGCGCGCTAATATTGCTAAATACGAAATAGATACATTGTACCGCGCTCACATGGGAACGCTCAATGCACCGATAAGCGGTTTTTTTGCAAACTCAATGGCTGGTGTAAGAAACATCCTTACCTCTGCACAGCTTGGCGCAACATTTTTTACAGCCATAACAGATTTAAATAGTCAATCGTTGGCACGAAAATTCAATGGTTTGCCCCAGGTAAAAACACTAAATCAAATGATAGGATTTATTAATCCTCTAAAAGCAAAGGAAAGAGGCAAGCTTGCCACACGATTAGGATTGATTGCGGATCATTGGACAACAATCGCGTCAGCACAAATGCGGTATGTTGGTGAAATAAGTGGGCCGGAGTTTACACGACGTATCAGTGATTTAATTATGCGTGGTTCATTACTATCGCCCTGGACACAAGCTGGTCGATGGGCCTTTGGCCAGCAGTTTTTAGGAACAATTGCTGACAATGTAGATAAATCTTTTGCACAGCTAGATAAAGGAGTAAGAGGCGCTTTTGAACGCTATGGATTTTCAGCTGGAGATTGGGAGATTATAAGGCAAACAGAATTGCTTGATTATGAGGGGGCAACATTTTTTGATGTTCAAAAACTTATTGAGCGAACGGACATTGATGCTGGCGAGGCAGAAAGATTAGGTACAAGAATCTTAGAAATGATAAATAGTGAAACTGAATTTGCTGTTCCTACCGGATCAATGCGATCAAGAAATGCTTTATTAGCTGGAACAAAGCCAGGAACACTAGGCGGCGAGATACTACGATCTTTTGCCATGTATAAAAATTTTGCTGTGACAATTGTCAATACGCATTTATTTCGCGGTGTTGCTGAATTAAAGAACAATAAAAAAGGTGGGTATTTAGCGCAGTTTATTATTACTGGAACTGTCTTAGCAGCCTTTGGGATGCAGATGAAAGAAATAGCAAAAGGTCGTGATCCTAGACCAATGGACGATCCTAAATTTTGGGGTCAAGCATTATTAGCGTCCGGTGGTTTGGGTTTGTATGGCGATTTTCTATTTTCTAACATAAATAGAAATGAGCGAGGTATAGCATCTACTGTTGCTGGGCCGGTTGTTGGTTTTGGAAATGATTTAGTAAATCTTACTTTCGGTAATCTTCTACAACTTACACAGGGCGAAGATACAAATTTTGCAGCGGAAGCAATAAAGTTTACAAAAAATTATATGCCTGGATCTTCTTTGTGGTATGGCCGGCTAACTATGGAACGATTGCTCTGGGATAATTTATCTACGATGGCGGATCCTAAAGTAAAAGCAAAGAGGCGGCGCTTAGAAAAACGTCAGAAAAGACTATACGGAAATAAATATTGGTGGAGGCCAGGTAGAAACGCGCCACGACGAGGGCCAGATTTTGACAATCTAACGAGGTAAATACATGACAATCAGTACAACGACGATCTCGAAGAGTTATTCGGGAAACGGATCGACTCACTCTTTTGCATATGATTTTAAGATTTTTGCAGATGCGGATCTTACAGTTATTATTAGATCCTCTACCGGTGTTGAAACAGTAAAGACACTCAACACGCATTACATTGTAACTGGTGCTGGAGTATCGAGCGGCGGCACTATTTTATTTAAATTTAACACTGGCAATGCGTCGGACGCTCATCACTCGACAAGTGATTTTAGGCCAGCCTCCGGGGAAACAGTTGTTATTCGCTCAGAACTAGCAAACACACAGACAATGGATCTAGTGGCTAACGATCCATTTCCAGCAGAAACCCTGGAAACAAACATGGACAAGCTTGTCCGTATGGTGCAACAGCATGACGAAGAATTAGGCCGGTCACTAAAGCTATCGCGTACAAATACAATGACATCGACCGAGTTTACCACGTCAGCAACAGATCGAGCGAGTAAATTAATAGCTTTCGACACAACCGGTGAATTGAGCATCGCACAAGAAATAGGTGAGTTTAAAGGTGATTGGGCGGCAAGCACTGCCTATGTTCAGCGTGATATTGTAAAAGATACGAGCACAAACAATATATTTATAGTCAACGCAGCGCATACAAGTTCCGGTTCACAACCTCTTACAACTAATGCAAACAGCGCCAAGTATGATTTATTGGTAGATGCGGCAAGTGCCACTACAGCGCAAACAGCAGCGGCCAGTAGTGCAACGGCAGCTGCATCGTCAGCCACGGCAGCTGCGTCCAGCGCATCAACGGCAAGTGGTCACAAAGATACGGCAACGACAAAAGCGTCTGAAGCAGCGTCATCGGCAACGGCAGCAGCTGCGAGTGCAGCAGCAGCAGCGACTAGCGCGGATAACTTTGATGATGTTTACCTGGGAGCAAAGTCAAGTGAACCATCAACGGACAATGACGGCGATGCGTTAAATGCTGGCGATCTTTTCTATGATACTACTGCGTCGGCAATAAAAGTATGGACGGGTTCAGCATGGCAAAACGTAACACAAGCATCATTAACATCGGTTGCGTCGGATAGTTCTCCGCAGCTTGGCGGTGATCTTGATGTTGTAACGCATGCTCTTGTATCAACAAGCAATCGTAATATTGCGCTGACACCAAACGGCACTGGAGTTGTGCAAATCGACGGAACAACTGGAGTAGATATTTCGCAAGGTGCTATATCTATCAAGAATGGCGGTGTGCAATCTTATGTACGTTTTTATTGCGAAAGTTCTAATGCACACTATGCACAGCTGACTGCGCCAGCACACGCAGATTTTTCGGGCAACATATCAATAGTTCTGCCAGCAACCGCTGGAACTATAGCACTGACATCACAACTACCAACATCGGGCATATCCAGTGGTAACGTCGCAACATTTACGTCGGGTGTCGCTGACGATGATTTTTTAAGAGTAAATGGTACATCGATTGAGGGTAGGAGTGCATCAGAAGTAGCGAGCGATATTGGTGCAGCAACAACAGACGAAGCAACCGCATTAGCACTGGCACTTTCGTAGTAAAGGAGAAAATACATGCCAAACACATTTAAATCGGTAAGTCACGATGTCATGCCAGCTAGTGCTGGAACACCAGAGGACTTATACACAACACCAGCAAGCACGACTACAGTAGTCATTGGATTAATGATTGCTAACGTGCATACGTCACAAGTGACGTTTAGCGTTAAGCACGTTTCCACAACGTCGGGCGGTGGTCGAGCAGCGCAAAACACAACGACGTTTTTGCAAAAAGACATACCGATCGCGCAAGGTGAAAGCAAACAAGCGTTGGTGGGTGGCAAACATGTTTTAGAAACTGGTGACAAAATTCAGATAGATTGCTCAGTCGCAGACAAAGTATCGGTCACAATGTCGATAATGGAGATAACCTAATGTCAGAGTATAGCATAGGAAAACAAGCGGATGGCACTAGCTATGAGCCAGTTATTCGCCAAGTAGAAAACACAATTAATAATTCATTAACCATAGACGCAAATAACAACGCCGTAAGTCCTGGCCCGATTACACTAAATGCCACAGTCGTTGTGTCTGGAACGTGGGTGATAGTATGAGCAAGCTACAAGTAGAAACCATATCGCATACGAATAACACTACGGCTATGTCTATTGATAGCAGTGGACGTATGCAACTTCCTCAACTTCCTCATTTTCATGGTAATAGATTAGGGTTATCTATTG